AGGTTTACAGTAGGACCATCGGGGTGACCGAGTTCTCCTAGCGCACGACCTTTCGATACGTACTCTTCATTGTAACGACCTACTTCTTTTTCCAGAACAGAAAATGGATATACTCTTCCGTTACGGTTTCTTACTTCCGATTGGAGGAATACACCTTCAATGTAGAGACACTTTTGACCGTCTTTTTCTTCGGTCAAAAGTTTGACCTCCTCAATGTTTTCTGTAATGAGTTTCATTCTTCTGGAGTATCTGTAGGTTCATCAAAGTAGCTAGATGCTACACTTTGCTTGTACTGATCAATAACGTCTTGTGCTTTGCCGTATAGATAATCGTTAATCTTATCTAACGCATCGCCGCGCTTCTTGTCAGCAATCAAATCAACAATGTCAACGAGTTCAGACTCTAATGGTGTGTCCATATTATAATCAAGAGTTATATTTTATTTATCAGCTTTAGGTTTTGTAGGCGCAGGAGCAGGTTTTAACTTCTCCATTTCCTTTGCCTTGTCTAGTTCTCTAGTAGCATCGTCTTCCGCAGACTGTGCATCTAGTTCAGGTTTGAAAGCATCGTTTTGACGATCCATCATATCCATAGATGTAACATCAACAGGGTCAATTACCATACCGCTGTCAATATCAACACGCATCTGCTTATCGATTTCCTTGTATTCCTTCTCGGTCTGCATGAGAACCTGACGACGGATATACTCGGTAGAGAAATACTTACCAACAAAAGGATCCATTTGTGTGACGAGAGTGATGCGCTGCATCATCATCTCTTGTTCCTTCAGTTCATTGAAGTGGTTGTCAAACAGGAAGTCATACTGAATATGCTCTTCCATGTCATCCCAATCTTCAGGAGCGATAACGCCCTTGAGGATCAGTTGAGTCTTAAGAATGTCATGGAACAAACGAGAGAAACGTTTGCGGAGACGACCAATGAACTTACTGAACTTCAGTTCATCGCGCAGGATCTCTGTAGACTTGCCAAGGTTGAATGCTTTGTTGTCGTCAGTAAGACGAGAGGGTGGTAGGTTTAGTGAGTTGTATAGTTTCTTTCTGAAATACTCAACGTCCTTGAGTTCACCTAGGTTCTGACCACCAGGTAGAGTTGTGATTTCTGTACCACGACCACCTTCACGACGGGGCAACCAGAAATCCTCAAGCATACTCATATGCTTCTTGTCGTCACGAATCTCGCCAGTGCTAGCATCGTATACAAGCTTGTTACGATAACGTGCCATGACATCACGTAGGTACTGTTCCGCTTTTACTTTGGGAAGATTACCAACGTCAATGTAAAAGATTCTACGTTCTGGTGCGCGTGACAGTCTGTAGATAACAAGAGAGTCTTCAATCATTCGTAGTTGATTGAGAGACTTGATTGCTTTATGCAAGAAGGACAAACTATACTTCTTGTTAAGATCCATAACGCCAGAGTTTACTGTGGCGATAGAGTCTGAAGCAATCTTGATTCCATTATTAGTTGAGAAATCTGATGCACTGTTATGTGGCATCGTCATCGAACCAGAGAAACCCTTTGGTTGATAGATGTAATACTCTACGTAATCACCCCAGTCATACTGCAGTGCAGTACCTTTGACTGCTTGAGGATTTGCTGCTACTTCTGGATTAACAATCTTTTGACGAACTTTACGAATCTTGACTGCATCAATATTTCGTAGTTCTAAAATTCCTTGCTTTGGGTTTTCAAGATCAATGACCTTGTGGTAATATACCCTACCATCCACATACCAATTACGAATAATCTGATGAGCGTTCTTGTCAAAGTTCAACATCTTTAGGATGTGATCGAATTCATCACGGATCTTTTTCTTGACCCCTGCACCCATACCTAAATTTGACAACTCAATTTCAACGGGTGAATCGTCAGCATCACTGACAACAAACTCGTTTACAATTTCATCGATGGCGGTGTCTACCTCTGGGTGTAGCGACATGTCTCTATATCGCTTGAGTAGTTCATACTCATTCTTGGAGACGCCTTCAACATCTACATATGTACCAAAATAGCCACCTGCTACGGTGGCTACACTGTCATCACTATTAGGGGGAACAGGGGATTGTCCCTTATTCCCCCCGCCGTCTTTGATTAAAAAACCAAATAGTTGACTCATAATTAATCGATCTGATTACCTGATAATACTATTTATCAGGTCAAAAAATCAAAGGTTTGAGTCAGAAGTGTCAGAATTGCCACCAGTAACTGTCCAGTAAGAATACTGGAACTCAACTGTGAACTCTTCGATCTGATCGTTGCTGTCATAAGCAAGATCGATCTGGGAGATGCTGGTTGGGAATGCATGGCGTAGGGTGTACTCACGGAGAACCGTGTTGCCTTTGCCAGTTGCGTCATCACCAGATGTACCATCCTTACGGAGTTGCTGGACAATCATCTTCTGCATGTAACCATCAGATTCGCTTGGCTCGAAGAGAGGTGCTGTGTTGGGTTCGTGAGAGTTCATCGAAGCCAACCAAGACTCAAACTTGGAGCGAACACTCATGTTCTTATCATTGAAGAAGGTTGCGGACCAGGTGTCGAATGTACGATCACCAACGATCTTAACGGTTCTTCCTCTGAAAGGAACCTCAATCACACCCAGGTTGGATGCTGGGAGTGCTGTAGATTTGCAGAGTAGATTGGTGAGATCATCTTCATTGCCCCCAGGAAAGGGGATTTGTACAAGGAACATATTGGGCTTGACGCCCTCACCGATTTTCTGAATAAAAGAATTAATGCCTGCCATTTTTTTATGCCTCTATGGATATTTGATCAGGAACCGACTACTTCGCTGAACGAGACGCCAGTCTTCGTTGCAGTGAATGTAACTGTGATGTAGTTAATAGAGCGAGTTGGTTTCAGGAATAGTTCTGCAACAAACTCGTTACGATCAATTACGTCAGGGGTGTTATTGGACTCATCACATACCACGAGGAAATCAGTTACGCCACGACGTGCCTGAACTTCGGACATGTAGCTGCTTGCAGCTGCTAGGAATGAAGAACGGGTTGTCGGATCGTTTTGCTCAAATAGAACTGTCTTGGCAAGATCTCCAATTCTCTTCTCAACATTGAGGAAGAGGCGACGAACGTTGATACGATCGAAGGAAGAAGGAGACGCAAGTGCAGTCTTGTCGCCAAACAGGGTAACGCCGCTACCAGGGAATACAACAACGGGGTTGATTCTGGACTGATAGAGTTCGTCTCTGTCTGCCTTGCTTGGGTTGTATGCTAGTTTAATAGCATTACGTAGGGAACCTCTGTTGACACCAGCAGGGGAATACCAGTCATCGAGGAGGCTACTAGTAGCAACACATAGACCAGCGATATCGCCATTGCAAGGAATGTAGCGATACTTGTCATTGAAGCGATCGTAGAAATACTTGTAACCGCTATCAAATACGGCGTATGACGTGGAAGTCATGCCGTTAAAGAAGTTGAGAGTGTTCTCTCTTTGCTGGATCGCAGTTAGTGCGCCAGCAGTTCCAACTTGGTTGCCTTTGTGTGGAGAAACGAATGCGATGCAATCCTTTCTTGCTGCTGCGATACTGATAACCTTATTTGCTTTCGCTTTGGTGTCAGTTTCGGTAGCGAGCGAACCACCCATGAGAACAAAGTTCAAGGTAGGAACTAGTTCGGTATCAGAGAACTCGTCAAATGCTGCTTCAATTTCAGCAGGGGTGTATGTATAGTCGTCAACACCACCTTGAAGGTCCCATGCTTTTGCACCAATTAGGAGCAACTTACCAGCAGAAGATGCTGCAGTTTGATCTAGTGAAGTAGAACCACCAGCAGATGCAGCTTGTGTTGAAGCAGGAATTACTGTGCCGTTAAAGAAGAAGGATGATTGCTGTTCGATTACATCTCTGTAGAAGTTAGCAGCGCCTTCAGTGTTTCTACCGTCAGACAGTTTGGAAACAAACAGAACTCTTTCTAGTACAGTATCTACTGCGCCAGAAACTGATCCATCAGAATCAATAACTGCAAAGTGCATTTCATCATAAGAAACACTTCTGTCAGCAGCGAACTGGGAAGTGCCAGGACGAGGACCGATAGCACCAAGTGTTAGACTTGTGCCAGGGATTAGGGTGTTGGTGTACCAATCTTTGACTGTAGTGATTGTGATTGCGGTATCAGTTACAGTTGCAATATCAACAGTTGCGTCTGCGCCACCACCAGAAATTGTGATTGTATCGCCACTAACGTATCCAGATCCACCTGTTGCTACGGCAACGCTAGTAACGCCACCACGTACAGTAGCGATAGAACCAGTACCGTCGTTACCACCACCAGCAACGGTGATCGTGTCTCCTACTGCATAACCAGTACCTGCGGCATTGATTGCGATAGAAACAATGGAACCGCCAGAAGCAGTGATATCAACAGTGAGTCCAGTACCAGTGCCATTAGTTGTGGTTGCTTGAGCAGTTGCTGTAACATAGGAAGAACCACCAGCACCACCGTTTAGTGTCAGAGGAATACCTGCAGAAACTGTGAGGTCTAGAGTAAGTCCAGTACCAGATCCACCAGATGTTGCAACACCAGATGCGGTCTCGTAAAGAGTACCACCAGCGGTGACTGCAGTAAGACCCGAAACAACACCAGTGTCAGGTGTGTCGATGCTGTCAGCAGTGGTTAGTCTGCTAGTAGGATCGTCGAGGATCAGCGCAGCGGTGAGTGTTCCAGCATCCCAGCTGTAAACGACTGCTTTCTTACCACCAGTGAAAGTGACTGTATCACCAGCAGCGAGACCAGCAGGTGCTGCGGTGAGTGTTGCTAGTTGATCAGCACCACGGTCAACAGCAACAACCTTAAGTGCGTTGCCATGTGTACCAGCTGTTCTTGCAACAAACATGTTGCCTGCACCATTACCTGCTGCCCAGTCGTCATCGTTCTTGACTACGACAGTACCGCCAGCAACGGATGCACTATTTACGCCAGTAGCAGCACGAACGACTGCTAGGCGACCGCCGTATCCTAGGAATTCCGATGCTACGAAAAAATCCTCGGCGTTTGCGTCGGTGGGAGCACCGAAAACTGAAATAAGTTCTTTTTGTGAAGCGATATTCACGACCTTTCCAATAGGACCTTTTTGAAAAGTCGATGCATGAGCAGCGGTAATTTCCGATGCACCTACAACAACAGCATTGGATAGGTCACGCTCTCTCAATCTAATTCCAGGCGAGACTTGACTTGCCATATTGTTCTCCTTGAGTAACCAATTTTGATCTATAGGTATTTAGATTTTTGGAAACTTCAAGTGGGGAAACAATGCACGAACCCTCTACCAGTCTGGATAGATATCTTCCTTGTATTTTCTTCTTTTATTGGTTACTCTCTTCTTCGTACATTCCTTACATTCATAGGACCAGGCAGACAATGATGTTCTATCTGGTCTGGATCTGTAGAAGTCTGTAGTTAAGTCTTTAGTTTTTCCACAAGATCTACACTTTCTTTGTTTAAAAAGAATAGTACCTAGATCGAACATATCTTCTACGTCCATTAGATACTCCACATATATGATACATCTTCCTGTGTATCACCATACTCCCAATGAGATCCATCTTCTACAAATCCTTCATCACCTTCTAGACCTGTAGTAATAAATCCGAATGGTGCCATGTCTTGTTCGATCTGATTCTTTTGTTCATCGTAGATACGTTTACGAACATCGTTATCAGTAAGTTCTTTAAAGTAATCTTGCTGAACTAACCAGGCAAAGATCACCATACACATTACCAAGTCATCATGGAATCCTTCATCAGCCTCAAAGGATTGCTTCTTCTGAATGAATGTGGTAAGTTCTGATATAATTTCGTAGTCATTAAAGATAAGTTTGTCATCTTCAATAATTTGTTTGAGGTTGGCACAACCAACCTTCTTCACGGTGACGCTCATCTTGACACCGAGCTGTGTTTTAGATCCAGAGAATCCATGCCCTACAATCTGCCCTGCACGCCCTCTCATGGCACACATAAGCACGTTAGGATACTCAAGGTCATAATTTAGAATCGACGCCACAGAGTCTCCTACATCGTTCACCTCACACATAACCCATGCATTGTTATAGGCTCGGGCAACATCATTAATGACGTTAGGAAACAACATCGGTTTGATTTCGTTGTTTCTATACTTTCCTACTATTCTATATGGAACTGTAGTAATATCGTAAATAATGAAAGCAGAGTAATCTCCCCCAATACCGCGAGAAACATCCACCGTAATAATATATTCTGCGTTGGTTCCTGGTTTTTCATATATGTCAAGTCCCTTGTTTGTAGAGATGGGATCAATAAAAGTCAGTGCTCGAAGTTTAGCAGCAGAGATTAGTGTGTCAACAGATCCAAGAAACTCACACTCAAACTCTTGTGTGAACTGTCTCTCTGACGTGTTCTTAATTGTTTCTGCTTTCCAGTTCTCATCACGTCCAGGCACCTGTGACCAGTGTACCTCATGCCAAGTATATCCATTCCTATCATTCTGTGCATCAGTCCACAACTTATAGAAGTGGTTCATACCCTGTGGGGTAGAGATGATAATTACTTTCGTTGATTTACCAGAAGTAATAGTAGGATAAACAGAGGCAAAGAAGGACTCTGCAATATGGTTTGGAACGAACGCAAACTCATCGAGGAAGATGATGTTAAACGACATACCTCGGACAGCACTTGCAGATGTAGAAGCTGCCAATATCTTACTGCCATTCTCTAGCTCCATAGAACCTTTGTTCCATGATACCACACCCTGTTGAATCCACTTTGGTAGATTCTCATATGCTGTTTGTAATCTACCAAGTAGATCTCTTGCCGTACTTGCTTTGTTAGCAAGGATACCGATGTTTACGCTATCGTTGAACAAAGCATAATGTAACAAATACGAAACCACTGTCGTAGACTTTCCAGTCTGACGAGGTAGCTTCGCAATGTTGAATCTGCTTCTGTGAAATTTTTCAATTAACTCCTCTTGGAAGTCCCACATCTTAAATGGCACCAGACCTTCATCAAGAGAAACAATTTTTACATAGTTTTTTGTAAAGTATATTGGATCTTGTTGACACTTTACATACTCTGCAATTTGTTCTTTGGTAAAGTCTTGCTTGACGTTCGCTTTTTTTAGTAGCGGATTACCAAGATAAATCTGATCGGTTGCCATAAGAAAACTAGTTCACCACTAGTATTTAGAGATCTCCAAACTGATCACGCATTTCTTCCATTGATTTTTTCTTTGAGGCATAGACACCATCAATGTATCCAGACCTGTATTCCCAAGTGGTTCCACCATCTTGTCCTTTCCTGGGGTTAATACATTGCTCGTCACCTAGTTTATTACAAACAAGACCAGCAAGGTCTAGTTCACTCTTGTCATATGATGCGGCAGTGCCTCTAAAGACATGCTTGCCGTTGATCCAAGTAGCACCACATTTAGGACATTCTTTTCTCTCAAGTTTGAGATTAGACAGTTCCTTATCGTTGGTCATCTTTTAATTCCTTTATAAGTTTATTGTAATCAGGTAGATCTTTTATGAGTTGTTGTTCAAGTTTACGACGCATCATATACATTCTGAATTGAACCCATCGCCATCTGATCACGAGATCGATATAAGCAAATAGACGTACCGTTTCTTCCATACCTGCATATGCTACAAGTAGAATAAAACAAGTGATTAATACATAGAGTCCGAGCATTGTGTTACACTACGCTACAAAGTATTATAGGACTATGTAGGAAAAAATAGTGTAACGAATGCTAACAATTTGTGTATTGTCTACATTTCCGTAAAATTGTATTCTGCCATCATAGCAAACATTCTTTTCTTCATTATCTCTAAAAGAACTTGCTCTTCAGCAGGACGTGCAGGGGAACCTGGCCACATCTTGATAGAATAATCATAGTGATCATACAGATATCGAACTTCATCGATTCCTAATGTCATAGTACAAAGCCATTGATTTTCTTCAGATGAGGGTTCCATGTTTTCTCCTTATCTCTCGTAGGGTTTCTAAATTCATATCTTTGGTGCCGCCATCATAGGGGTGAGCATATCCTTCTTCAATCATTTGTTCGTTAAGCGACACGTCTCCGTCCCCAATGTAAAGCCAACCCAGAAGACGCCCGTATTTGCCAGTGCCACCAACAAGTTCAGTCCTAACAGACAACTCATCATCACCAGCCAACGTGCCTTCCAGTTTTTCTTTGAGCCAGTTTGTTGCGTCGATTCCAAGGGCTTTCTCCTCTAGATTTCTCGTTCTCTTCTCTGGCGTATCAACTCCTGCAACTCTAACTCTTTCTTTCTTGTATAGATCGAACCCCAGATCAATGGTGACATCAATAGTATCACCATCAAGGACACGGTTGATCTCCGTCACTCGGAAGTTGTAGCAACTCTTCCTGCTCGGTGGTGTCATGGATCCCATGGGATTCTCTTTTATCAACTCCTAGTATATAGTAAATGACATAAAGAGCTCCACAAACAGAAAGGAATACCATAAAGATCACTGACCATACAGGATCGTTAAAATTTTCGTGTGGTCTTAACAATAGATTCATTTTTTAACAGGCCAAGTAAGTTCCATTCCTATGGTTAGTAACAACACAAAGGAAAATACAAATAAAGCACTCATGGGTTTCTCGGATCGATTCCTAAATTTTTTAAATACTCTATCCACCAATCAGCATCTTTTACATACCTCCAATTTGGTACAGGTTTTCCTTGCTCTACAACATAGTGTTGATGGAGAGCATCATCGATAGTCTGTGCGATCTCCATACTCCTCTTCCTCTTCATCAACGTCTGCATATGCATCTGCCACGAAGGGTCCTCTCTTTCGTAAAGGTTCTTTTCCGACATAAGAGTTTTCTGTATTAACTGCAGATACCCATACAGCAAGTTTCATTACTATAAAAATAATAACCAGTGGTGTGAAGCAACTGATTAAAATTACTGGATTCATTTATGATTCCTCGCGAATGGTTCCCAATGTTCCCATCCATATTTATGGACAAGATCCATTCCTATAATAGGAACTACTATTAAAATCATTGATAGGAGACCTAGGCTCCACTGATGTTCCATCGTATATCTAATGAGGATAAGCATTGTCCAACCCCCAAGCAACAAATGAAATAACGAAACTAAAAATGAATAAACTTGAAATCTTTACGTTTTGAACTTTTTCCATGGATCTTCGTTGTGAAGGCAAGATTTGGGATGTACCCAATTACTATTTACTTCTTCTAGTGTCAACTTGAGCATGTTATTTTCGAGTTTCAACATATAGATCTCATGTCTTAATTTTTCAATTAGATTCAGGTTCAGATTCATATCGGTTTTTCCATAACTCCAGGAAGTATCGATCGACTTCGTACAAGTTAGATCGAGGGGGTGTATTAGTATCTATGTCTTCAGACCAACACCTACAGATATCTCTCATCTCCAAGGTGATGCGACCTGGACCAAACATTCTACCGAAGGAGGACATTGCAAATGCAAACCTCATCCTAATGCGCTGTTCCATTTCCTGTGTAGGCGTCGGTTTCATAATAGTTATTCTCACCCTTTCTGTGCCCGAAATATGCGGTGGCACATATAAAGGGTAGTGATCCGAAAAGTAGGACATGTGCTAAAGTCATCTTACGTTGTGTCCGCCAAACATAAACCGCATACCATTCAATACCTTGCTTCCGAATGCGCCCAATGAACGAGAGTTAAAACGTTCATACAACGCTGCAGTAATAACAGGAGCGGGGACACCCAAATCGACAGCGGCATTAACAGTCCAACGACCCTCACCGCTATCGGAAACTCCGCCAGAGAATTGTTTAAGTTCTGAATCGCTCCGAAATACATCAGCAGTAAGATCAAGTAACCAACTGCCAACCACACTACCCCTACGCCATAGCTCAGCCACTTCAGCACAATCAATGTCGTATTGGTAATTTTCTGGATCTGACATTGGAGCAACTTCAGCATCCCCTTCCTTAACATATTGGGAACCAAGGTTACTAGAATGGAGAATATTAAACCCTTCTGCATACGCTTGCATGATTCCATATTCGACTCCGTTGTGAACCATTTTTACAAAGTGACCTGCGCCTGATGGTCCACAATGTAGCCAACCATATTCAGCACTGGTTGCATGACTATATGGGTCTGTACGGGTTGCTGCGGCAATACCAGGTGCAAGTGCCCTGAAGATAGGAGAGCAGATGGATATTGCAGTATCTGAACCACCAACCATAAGACAGAATCCACGGTCCAAACCATAAACTCCACCAGAAGTACCGCAATCAATATACTGGATACCCAGTTTTGAAAGACGTTCCGCCCTCCTCCGACTGTCCTTAAAATTGCTATTGCCATGATCAATAATAATATCTCCGTCGCCAAGTAGTGGTAATAGCTCATTAATAGTTTCCTCTACTAGTTCTGCGGGGATGACAAGTTGAAAGATACCAGGAACTTCACCAGCAACAGAATCAGTTTTAACTGATTGAACAAGGTACTCTAGTGAAGTGGCACATCCACTAATATAACCTGCTTCATATTGTTCACAAGCCTTCTCGTAGTTATTTCTATAACCCCAGACTTCAATTCCTTCTTTGATCATACGGCGAGACATACCCTCGCCCATACGACCCAAACCAATCATTCCAACTTTCATAATTTTCCTATAAACTAATTTTTAACCAAGGTAATAGTGGTGGTATTACTCCAACAAGTCGAAGGAGACCTTCAGCAAAAAGTGCAAGGACAACCCAACCAACACACATAGAGATAATTCCAGCATTACGATTATGTTTTCGTATTGCATCGTCAATCATCTCCTGTGCTTGTTTTTTGGTTATGTAATCTTTATTCCACATGAACTACGCCAGTCATACCTGCACCCTGATGAGGACCACAGAAGAAATTATAATCTCCTGCGTCAGCAAATACAACGTCTTGTGATTCTCCAGGAGCAAACAATAGTGCTTCTCTAGAGAGATCTGCACGACCTTCTACAATAATATTGTGAGGGGGTAGTGCTTCGTTAATAAAGTGAACTGTGTCCCCTGCAGAGATTGTAATCTCATTAGGTTCAAATACTAGGTTACCACCAGCACCCATTGAGACATCAACTGCCCATACTGGAGCAGCAAAAAATAGCGTAATTAGAAACGCACATAAAATTTTCATTTGCTTGTCGAATGTTGTTCTTGATATGTTTTAAGTTTTTCAATCAACTCGTGGTATTCATCCCACATGTATTCCGAGCCTGTCTTGTCTTGATAGACTTGACACGCTTTGATTAGGCGGTATACATCAGTGTCGTTTAGACGCATTTCATTCTTAAAACTCATAACTAATTATAGATCTAATAAGGGGTATTTCAGTATTTTAACATTCTTTTCACAAGTTATGTCAGCAATTCCAAGCACGTAATGATTTTGATAGGCGATCATCACCTGTATTGTTTGATTTCTTCTGCCTCTTCCTCATGCCTTTCATTCTAGCGCAGAAGGATGCCCGTCTGGGATTTCCAACCTTCTTTGACGGTGCTTTAAGGTCAGATCCTGGATTTTCCTTTTCATAAGACTTTCGTCCTTTTTCATTG